GTACCTTGTGTACCTTGGTCACCCTGTGTACCACGGTCGCCTTGTTCGCCTTGTGTACCTTGGTTACCTTGGTCACCCTTTGTACCTTCAAAACCTTGGGTACCTTGTGTACCTTGGTCACCCTGCGTACCACGGTCGCCTTGTTCGCCTTGTGTACCGCGATCACCTTGAGGTCCTTGTTCGCCTTGTTCACCTTGAGGACCTTTATCACCCGTTTCACCTTGTTCACCTTGAGGACCTATATCTCCTTTAGGACCTTGTTCACCTTGTTCACCTTCAGAACCTTTTTCTCCTTGCGGACCTCTATCACCTTGATCGCCTTGAGGACCTTGTTCGCCAACATTTCCTTGCTCGCCTTGTGGACCTCTACTTCCTTGAGGACCTTGTGGACCTTGTTCGCCTTGACCGCCTTGAGGACCTTGTGGACCTTGAGGACCTTGAGGACCTTGTTCGCCTTGACCGCCTTGAGGACCTTGTGGACCTTGTGTTCCCTGGTCACCTTGTGTACCTCTTAAACCTTCAAAACCTTGTGTACCCTTATCACCTTGAATACCCGTGGTACCCATATATCCCTGAGTACCTATATATACTATAGCAGCCTCACCTTGTGGACCTTGTATACCTTGTTCACCTTGCTCACCTTGCGGACCTCTATCTCCTTGTAAACCTTGAGGACCTGCAGGACCAACACTTCCTTGTTCGCCAGGTTCACCTTGAGGACCAACTGGACCTATTTTGCCTTCAAGATCTATTTTCTCCCAAGAACCCAAATTCCAATCAGGATTAATAGGAATAGCTACAACATTCCAATTTGCATCCAATGTTGTTTTTTCATCGTATCCATCTATAGGGGCATCATCTTGTCCTTTGAGATACAAACAAGATACATTTAATCTTGCATTCCATCTAAAATAAGTTCCGCCTTTTGTAGGATCTTCATGATCTTTCAAAATATTTGGAAAATATACAATATGACCATCGTCGTAACTGTTGTATTCCACAGAACGAATCATAGGTTCATCGCCAACTGGAACTTTTGTTACATGAACGTGTGGTTTATAATCTGTACATATATATGTTGTTGCTACAACATCCCTTGTAAAGTTAGGATCTTGTGTAAGTAATTCTAAATTCTGTTGTAACTTTGTAGACATTTATTATATTTGATTTATTAAAATATTTATTATAATGTTGAGACGGTGCATTCAATATCTATATTGCTAGTAACCTCTGTTATAAATGAACTTTTTTGAGTATAGACAATGTATTCTACCCCTTCAATATATTGTGAATTGTTGTTATGATATGTATAATCATTGACTAATGCGTGTTCAACCAACATACCATTCAAAATAGGCCAAGGCTGACCTTCGTCTATAGATGAAGTCATGTTTGTTATTTCTGTCATTGATTTTGGAATGAAGAAAGAAACAAAAACAGATTCTTCTCCGTGACTTGCAAGACCAGTCATATGAAATGTTTTACTTGTTGGCAAATATGATAATGTGTGTTTTCCTTCTTGAGAAGAACTCATATCATAATAACCCAAAACATATTTTATTGTACCTTGAGGATCTTTCTCCGTATTTGGAATTATCAAATCATACTCATTTCCTGACTTCTTAAGTTCAAGACCAAGTCTTTTTCCTGTTAAATGATTGCCATTATCGTAATCATTGTCAAATTTTGAATATACTTTGAAACAAGGTTGCGTTGTTCTATTTGGATCTTCTTCATATCTCTCAGGTGCAATATGTGAAGCATCAGTAGCATTATAGTCGCAAGTATAACCATAATATATTTGGTGCATAAATTTCACCCAAGTACTTTTAGTTTCATCATAAAGTGTATTTTTGATTTTGTAATACACTTTTATCTTTCCAGTTCTTGTAACAGCAGCATTTACGTTTGCCTCATTTATTTTTGCGGAACAATTCTTGTATAATCTTGCTGTTTTTAAGCTATTAAGATCTTCTATTACTTGTGGATTGTTTACATCATCATACGTTTCTTTATCAACAATTTGTCCATTATCTTCAATCCATGTTTCTATTTTATATACATAAAGTTTTGAACCTTCAATGCTCACATCAAACCAGAAAACATTTTGCAATATTTTATTTTCAAAAATATGGTAAGTAAATGCTCTACGTGGTTCTATATTTATATCTGATGTTGTCATATCTACAATAAGTTTTCCGTCCTCTGACAAACTTACAGGAAATACGCCTTCTTGGTCAGGATTTCCGCTTTCTTCATAATCGTACAAATCAGCAATAACAGTACTTCCATCTGTATCAAAAGTAATACCTTTGTCAGTATCAATATCAGCACCGCTACCGCTGCCACCTCCACCACCTTTACAAGTGCATTCAAGCTTATAAGTCTTTGTGGTATTGTTTCTATAATCGTTGTTTTTCAATTCAATTATTCTTATTCCATTTCCAGAAACAAGCTCATAATTGAAACACTGATTTATAAGTTTTATCAGATTTTCAGATGTTATCTGTTTTCCATCTCCAAAAAGTCTTCTTAATTCTTCTATTGTATATCCCTCGTGTGAATTCGTCTGAGATGTGTAATTCTTAATGGACATTTTTATTCTATATAAATTTATTATATTTATTTAATAAAAAATGCCGCAAGTTGCGGCATTCCATCATTTTATTTCGTTTACAAAATAATTTGGCATATCTTTTATATACCTTAATTTTTTTCGTTTTTTCTTGTGTTTTTCAATGTCATCGTCCTTTTCAACAGCGCCTAAATCTCCACTTGTCATTGTTACGTCTCCCATTCCTTGAACATTCATATTTGGATTTACATTAACTGACATACTTACATCTTCAGCAATAAAATCATTTAATGATTTCAAATTTTTCATATTGAATTGATTATGTTTTTAAGAACTTCAAATTGATTGTACATTGATTTTGGAACCAATGATTTATACAAATTCTCATCATCGAGAAGAAGTGCTTGTCTTACTTTTGAAGCAGATATGTCTTCATCTGAACGTTTGATTTCAAAACCATGAAAATCATCAAGAACATTCAATGCTTCTCTATATTTTGAATTTTCAATTTGATAATCATAAGCTTTCTTTCTATCTGTGCCATAACCCCAAAGAACAGGTTCATATGCTGGACGCAATGTATTGAAAATTACATCTATAGCAGCTGTAGGTATTACAAATATTGCTTCTAAGAAAGAATACTCTTTTTTAAGTTCTTCAAACAATGAAATTTGAATATCTTCATCGAAAGGAGATTTTTCTTTATCTACTTTTTTACCTCTAACAAGAAGAACAACACAAGGTAAACCATTTTCCTTGTTCATTTGTTCAAATACTTTAACATGACCTAAAGTAAATGGCTGAAATCTACCAACAAAAATGTTGACTTTCTTTTGGCCTGGTTCATTGTAGCTTACAGACAAAGCCTCTTTAACCATCTTTTCTTCTTCGGAAACATCATTTGTTTTAGGATTCAAAGTATCATAAAGACGTTGACCATGTTTTGTCAATTTGTAAATCTTGTTACCATCTTTATCTTCCTCGATAGAAATATACTTTTTATTGTATTTGAACCATCTGCTGCTATTATGTTTATTGCCGAAAAATCCGTTGATCTCTTCTTCAGTAAGAGAGCCTTTTTTATCAACAATGGCTTTCAATACAGAATTTCTCTTGTTAAGATTTCCGTATGTCTTCCAAGCAGGATGATTGTCAGTATATTTACGTTTCAATGTCACCATTGACTCGTTTACAAATTCATCAAAACTATACAAATTCATATTGTTTTATCTTTTTTATTATCTTCTATATGATCTAGATGCACGTTGTCTAAGACCTTTTACTGTATTATCTGTTAATATATAACCATTATATTTAATCAACAATGGATTTGTTCTAGATTCATCAGATATTTTATTGAAATCTTCTCTAAACTGTCTTTCCGTTTTGAAAAAGTTTTCCTCATATTTTTTATATCCGTTGTCTATATCATTTGGATATCTGTTATCGTATCTTTTGTTTATTTGTCTATTATCAAATGCATTTTTCATCCACGGCTTCAAGCTGCTCCAATCGTTAAATGGATCACTTTGATATGGTTTTAAAATCCATTTTTCACTTGATATAATATCAACATCTTTTCCAAAATTTTCTTGATAATACTTTAATATGCTTGGTTTTTCTTTTCTAAAACAAGAATATATAAATTTCTTAAAATCGTCCTCATTTTTATATCCAAGCTCAGATGATATGTACTTATTGTACAAAAAAACATTACTTATATTATAAGCCCAGCATTCTGTATCATTATAAGTATATTTTACCATATAAAAAATAAAATAATGATAAGTATCAATAATCTGTATTTTTCTGCGAGCCTCTTCTCGTCTAGCATTATACTTTTCAATATCTGCTAATTCATCTGCAGTAAACCAGTTATTTATATTTTCAGTTATAAATTCATCAAAATTCTTAACCATTGTCTTTTTTCTTTTTTATTCCAAAGTTAAAAGTAAATACATCATCCAAACAATCATTCTCGCCCTCAATCATCCAAACATGTATACCGTTTTCTTCAAAATCTTTAACAAGTTTAGATATATCTTCTAAATAATTCTCCCATTTTCCCGGTCCATTTAACCCACCTGTTATTACACAAGTGCATGTATCGTATTTGTCAATAAAAGAATCTAAAACGCCGAGTGCGGAACGTTTTTCTTCACGATGCTTATTTACTATACTTGCTATTTTGTCTAGTGTTTCTTTCTGCTCTGGAGAAAAATCTGTACTTTTCTTCAAATCATCAAAACTTTCGCAAATTAGTTTCTTTTTATATGTTGAATAACTTTGTACCATTAATTCAATTCTTTTATATCAAGACATTGTTCGTTTGCAATTTTCTTCATTTCTTGCTCAACAAAATCAATATTGATATTAGGAATTTTTGTGTGAGCAGCTTTCCAAAGACTTTCAAAACTTACAAAATCTGCAGGATCATAGTTTTCTCCAAATATAAATTTCATTACATCTTCTGGAGTGTTTGCTATAATCTTTTCATATTCTTTTACTTTTTTAGCTTTTGAAAGAGGTTTTGTTTTTCCTGTAAAATCTTCAAGAACTTTTTTAACGCCGAGAGCTAAATCGTAAATATATCTATATCTTTTCTTGATGACATCTTTATATTTACCATCATATTCTTCATCGCTGAAATATTCAGGTTCTTCATCAACAGGAACTGCACGAACAAGAATCATCATCAAAATAGTTCTTGCAAGACCTTTATAGTTTGACTCTTCTTTTGTAAAATCTGGTGACCAATAATTAAATTTAGTCAATGTCATATTGTCTGTGAACATCAAGTCAACCTGAGCAAAAGCATCGTTATAAGGATATGCAAAATTGATTATCTTAAAACCGTCAGAAATATTATAATCATAACCATTTTTTGATAACAAAGATACTATATCATTGTGTTTATCCCAAGAATAAGCAGTAGCCATATCAATATCACCACAAAATTGATTTGCAGTTTTCTTTACAGAACTTCCAATTGGCTCTACTGATATTCCTTGTTTTTTGAACAATTCAGTTAATTCATTTACAATTTCTCTTGCATCATCACCTTTAATTGGAACACAATTTGCTAAGGCATGACCACCTTCAGTTATCAAAGACTCATTTAATTTGTTGCCACCTTTTTTGAATCTTGATTTAAGAGAACGCAAAATAAAACTTCCAACGATTTTGAATGGAATTTGAGAAACATTTGGATCTCTTATAATTACACCTTCTTGTTTTGACATATCACCTATTGAAGATGACATATTTCTCAAAATTTCGTCACCTGCCAAAATAACAAATGTATTGACAATGATACCTGCTATACATGTATCAAAGTCAGATTCGTTTACAACAACTTCATCAAGAGGAACTTCATTGAATATTACGTCATTAGCAAGACTCTTATTCAATGGGCTGATTCTCTTACCATCAGTTGTTTTAATATTTGAAACAGAATTGTCTGGAATTTGCAAGTTTGAAAGAAGTTGACTTAATGTTCCTTCAATCGTTTTTTCGCCTGCTTTTATTTTTATTGATTGCCCAAGTACTTTTGAAATATTTGGATTTCCTTTTAATATAGCAGGAACTGAACCTACAATATTAAATCCGTATTTTGTAGAAACTTCATTTAATTTGTTTACATACTCAAGAAGAGATTTCTCATCGTATGAAACTTCAAATGTTGCAGTTCTGTTGTTTTTACGTTCAATTTGTCTTATGTTATGAATAGCAATATAATTTGAGCTATATTCAGTTACATTTATTCCATTTTCAATATATTCAATATTGAAAAGTTTATTTGGATCATCCCAAAGACCTAACTTTTTCAAAAGAGGCTTTGTTTGTCCTATTGCATTATTAAAAATATTAAGTACTTTTGTACCTATTTCAATCATTCCATGACCTTCACCAAATCTATCTTTCAATTTGTCTATTGTAACTCCTTCTGCATCCAAAACTTTGTTTGAACCTCTGTCTATAACAAAAGTTTTCTGTCCGTCCAAATCAATCAAACGGATAGATACATTTATGCCGTCAAGTTTTACTGCGGCAGGAGAATTTCTCAACGACTCAATAGATTTATTGAATATATCAATAAGATCAGAGCCGGAAGTAACATTTCCTAACTCAAAAGGATATAACATGTGACCTCCGGCTCCGCCTTCTAATATTAATTGAGCTTTGATGAAATTTACATATTCTTCAAAAAGCTTTATGAACTGCATTTAATAATCATTATTAATATTATCTTAAAGCACCAACCATTGCTCCGTAGTTACCTTCATATTTCTTTTTCAAATCATCAATAACTTTCTTTGCAATATTTTCATCAAAATTATTTGGATGCTTTTTCTTTAGTCTATCCATTGCATATTTTTCAAACTGTTCGTCTGAAGTAATAGCACTTTCTGCTAAAAATTCATCATAATTCAACATCATAATAAATTACTTATTTTGAAAGACCGTTGTTCAATGCGCCTATTGCTGCGCCATAGTCACCATTATGATCTTTAAGAAGGTCTTCTATTGTTTTGTTAGCTTCTTCTTCATTGAAATCATCAGGATGAGCTTTCTTCAAAATATTCATTGCGTATTCTTTGAATTGTTCATCTGATTTGATTTCAGATTCATTCATTGTGTCTGAATTTGTTTTAGCTTCTTTGTCTTCCTCTACTTCACCACAAAATTCAGCAAATGACTTGATGTGCATTGATTTTGGTTTAGCTTCTGTATTGGTTGTTGTATCATCGGTTGTGCTGGTTGTTGTATCAGTACCTGCTGCTGAAGTTGTATCAGTACCTGCAGCTGAACCTGTATCAGAACCTGTTGCAGATGTTGTATCAGTACCTGCTGCACTTCCTGATGCTGAAGTTGTATCAGTACCTGCTGCACTTCCTGCTGCTGAACCAATACCTGAACCAGAAGTTATGCCGTCCTCATCTACTTTTTTTGCAGGCTGTCCGTTGTCCATATTAAGTTCATTAAACAAAGCTTCCAATTTTGCAAGTTTTGATTTTTCTTTCTTAATATCGTCAAGTGAATTATAGCCTAATTTGTGTACGAAGTCAAGCAATTCTTCATTTGTAAGTTTACTTTCATTAACTTTCTTAAAACTATCAAATGCTTCAATTTTCTTCATTATAATTCTTTATTTTTATTATTTATTCAAGTTAATAATTTTTATATCATAAGGAAAGTTTTCTTCCTCGTAAATCCTTCTTCTTTCAATGCCGTGACGGTATATATAATTTTGCCATTTATGTCCTTCTTCATTACATCTTATATCGTCTACAATATCATAAATTTCAACAGAATCCTTGTTCTCGTTCTTTCTAAGTCCTCTACCTATAGATTGTTTAATAATAATATCTGATTTAAAACTCTCAACAAATACGATATTATAGATGGCCTTTATAGATACACCAGTTGACAATGTACCGTATGATGCAACTAAAATTACATCATTGTTTTCTTCCATTCTTTTTCTATATTCTTCTCTAAAATCAGCTTTTGTTGAACCGTCAATAAAATATACTTTATTGTGCTTTTTATTTCTCAATATATCGTATATTTTTTCTCCATATTCAATTCTATGAAAAAGAACAAGTGTATTTTTAGTTGCTAAATTGTCAATATAATCACAAAGCCAATCGAGTCTTTTTTCCGATTCATTGATAAATCTTTGTTCTAATCCGAATATTTTTTGTCTATCAAAAGCCTTTTTGTGCAAATTTGAAAATGCTTCTCTTTGTGAATCTGTTGCATAATTCAACATAATTTGAGTTACATGACAATTTGCAATATAACCTTCCTCTTGCAACAAGCTTGCTTTAACTTGAACAACGAGCGGACCTAAAGAAGACATCAAACTTAATCTGCTCAGTGTTTCTTTTTTAGCAATAGTTCCAGACAAACCAAATCTGTAATCACAATGCCACAACTTATCAAGAATCTTTTGAATTGAATTTGAATTGGCTTTGTGAGTTTCATCAACAAATACAACATCAAATTGGTCATAAAATTCTTGATCCATTTTTACAAGTGATTGAAATGTTCCTACAACAATATTAGATTCCTTCTTTATTTTTGCTCCGGAATAAACTTGTTGTATTTTCAAATTCAGTTTGTCGTTATTATATTCTTCAAAATCGCCACTTGATTGCAATACCAAACTAACATTGGGAACTATCATCAATATCTTCTCATATTGTAACTCTTTCAATAAATAAGCCATTACAATATAAGAAATAAGTGTTTTACCTGCTGAAGTTGCAAGTTCAGCAAGACATCTGCGATATTTCAATATTTTATAAGCCGCATCAATTTGATAATATCTTGGCTTAAATGGTAAATCTGCAAAAAAATCATCGCACCAAAGAGTAAATTCTTCTTGGTCAATATGTTTATTGAATAGTCTAGTTACTCCTGTAACATTATATTCAAAGTTATATTCGTTACAAATATCTCTTACTTCTTTCCACAAGCCAGAAGGAATTCTATTGCCTTTAACAAAGCAAATGGTTCCATCCCACACGCCTTTTTTGACGAGCGGATGAAACCTCCAACCATCTATCTTCTTTGTAAGAGATAGTTTTAATTGTTTATATTCAGCTTCAGTGCATGATTCTATGATTAAAAATTTCTTATTCTCTGATAAAACTAAATTCATTAAACAAGTTGCGCCTCGGCTAATTTTATACGATTGTTTATTGAAAAACTCATCGTATCCATAGTCTTGATACTTTCTTGATAGAAATTCATTTGATTTTCTAACAATTCAGCTTGCATACGCAAATTACCCAAATCTGCTTTGATAAACTGATTTTTCTCAGCAGGAGTAAGTTTGATATCGTAATTTATTGTATACTCTCTATACTGATCTTTATAAAAAGTATCAATAGACTTTTGTTTCTTCATATGCAAAGCTCTCAACTCAGTTATCTTTTCAACAAATAATTGTCTATAAGATAACATAAATACTTGAGCTTCAGCAAGAGTGGAAGTACCTTTAATCATTTTAATCAAATCATGAATCTTTTCCTTCCATTCCTTGCGTTCATTTGCAAGTCTTTCTTCAATAGCAGCTAACTTATCTTTTGCTTGCTCATCATCGTATTTCTTAGTTTCTTCTGCCATTAGAATATTGTATCTTTTTTCTTTCTATTTAACTTTTTAATTTCCTGAACTTTTGGTACAAATTTTTCAGCTTTCTTTATATCACCAAGTTCTATTTCTTGAGAATCATATTCAAGATTTGAAGTATCATCAATATCTACCAAAAGTTTTATATGCTTTTGAGAATCTTCATAATCTTGTATAAATTCCTCGTATTCTTTCACGTAACTTTTATTTTTATACATACATTATGTCAAGATGATTGTTTGTAAAATAGTTATTAAGTTCTTTTAAGCAGCCTGTTTTCTTGACATATTCATATTTTATAAGATCATTCAAATCCTTAACTTTCTTTGCGGAAATATGATAATCGTTACAAAACTTCTCCCACATAAATACCCTTGCTCCACCTTTCAATTTATCTATCATTGTTGTTTTTCCTGCACTATCGTTGTCAAAAAAGTATCTCGCAGTAGGTAAACTTTCAAAATCTGCAACTTTTTTCTTTACTCCACAAATACCAATTGAATTCTTCATAAAGAACGAATCTATCGGTCCTTCAAATATTGTAAAATCATTTGCAAGATTTACATTCAAAATACCAAAAATACTACTTATCTTATTGAGACTCATCAACTCATCCTCTGTTATCTTTTCACCATCTACTTCTGGTATTTCAAGTCCCATTCTTTCATACATACGTTCAAGCGTATATGTAAGATATCTTGATTTTCCTTCTTTCAAATTTCTTATTTGAAAACCTATAATATTTCCATTTCTTGCAAAATTCAAAATATACAACTCACAAGTTCGTTTGTTATATGCAAACTCATTCAACTTTTTATGTAATAATCTTGATTTCAAATAAGGATATGCACGATAAGTATGTTCATTTATTCGTTCTGCATTGAAATATACAGAAAATTGTTCAAAAGGTATTGCAAGTTTTTCTATCTTTTCAAAAAGATAAAAATCCATTGCATCAGTATTTACATTAAGAACATGATTATCATTAATATAATTTGTAATTGTAATCTTGTCCATTCCTTCAAACGACATATCATAAAATTTCAATAAAGAATTTAATGACATGTGTTCTCCACAATTAAAACAATGAAAATACAAATCATTCCAATAAAGCATTCCACGTTTTTTATTGAAGTCCTTTGCAGAATCACCACAAACAGGACAAGCAAACTGCAAATACTTTGGATTACTTTTTATTCTTCTTTTTGCAGGTTCATTCTTAAATTGTTTATTAAGAATTGTTTGTATTTTTTCTGTAATTGACGCCTTTAAATTGCTATCAAGTTCACACATAATTAAGATTTTTGATGTACCTAAATTTTATAATATTAAATATGAAAAAGTTTAAACAAAAAAAGCCTCCATAAAGGAGGCAGTATATTTAAAGTATGCATTTATCTATTCAACCATATACTTGATTTTACATCATCAATTTCTTCTTTTGCACAGCCATACTCTTTTCCTATTTTTTTCAAATCTTGAATAACATTTGCATTGTGTAAAAATTCTTCATCAACGTAAAATTGTATCCATTCTACTTCTTCTTTTTTATCAACAGAAAAATACATTAAATCTAATGACTTATCATCTAACTTATTGGATTTACGAACCTTTACCAATTTATTTCTAATATCATCACGAATTTCATCTTTAAGATCTTGTATATTTGACTCGTTCAAAAATTCATCAAAGTTTTTAATCATTGTAATTTATTTTTATTATTTATCAAACACAAAAGCCTCCAAAAAATGGAGGCTTTCCTAAAATCAAAAATCAAAATTACAAATTATCTATGTCCTTTAAGAATTCATCAAAGTCATCATCGTCATCGTCATCAGAAGATTTCTTTTTGTTTTTCTTTGAAGCAGGTTCCTCATCCTCGTCTTCATCCTCTTCTACTTTCTTCTTTTTCTTAGGCTTTGGTTCCTCTTCCTCATCATCTTCCTCTACTACTTGTTTCTTTTTCTTTGGTTTGAACTCCTCATCTTCGTCGTCATCTTCAACAACTTTCTTTTTCTTCTTAGGTGTAGGTTCCTCATCTTCATCTTCCTCTATAATTCTAGGCTTTTTAGATTTTGGAGTCTCTTCCTCATCGTCGTCTTCAACAACTTTCTTTTTCTTAGGTTTTGGTGCCTCTTCCTCTTCCTCTTCATCATTCTGCTTCATAAGCTTTTTGATATCAGCACCAGCTGAACCATATTGACACAAAGTTTTAAGAACTTTCTTCTTCATATCCTCATCCCAAGGTTTGAACTTAAACTCATTGAAATCAGGAGTGTTCTCTTTCAAATATTCAACAATAGTCTCTCTGTCATCGTCATCATCTGACATTTCGTTGCCGTCAATAACGATTGCACTTCCACTGCTTGCAAATTTTGAACTATCGTAATTAGCAAAACCATCTTTCTTGCAGATAACAAGGTTAAATACCTTACCATCAAACAAATCGAATGGGTTATTTGGTTCATCATCCTCTACAACAGGTTTAAGCTGCTCATCGATTTTCTGTTTGATCTTGAAACCATAACGGAAAATCATAACCTTACCTTCAAGTTCTGGGAACTGTTTGTCCTGAATAATCTGAACAGCTGAATACCAAAATTCTTTTCTCTTCAAATTCTCAGACAATTCCTTATCAGCAGCAGAATTGCTGTTTCTCAACTTAAAGAAAGTATCCTGAATAATACATTTTTCATTGATTGTAGAAGGAGAATCAACATAAAATCCTTGGTCAGTGTTAAGATCCTTTAAGAAATAAACGTACTTTCTCATCATTGTCTCACGAGGGTTAAATACGTTCGGCAAGAATCTAATTTTTGATTTATAGACACCGTCCTTAGCCTTATCGTAACTTGGTGAATACAAGTTCGCATTGCCCTGCGGTTTGTCATCTTTTGTCAAATCTTCAATACTAACATTGAAAACATTTAAATCATCCATTTTACTCATAATAAAACATTTAACTTATTTTAAAAACATGTAATACACATTCAATTACATTCAAACCATTGTATAGAATATATATTCAGAAATTTAATCTTGTTTATTCAGAATTTTTCCACAGATATTTTTTTCTTCAACAAATACATAAATATTTTCACTATCAAAATCTTGCATCATATCTGTAACTTCGTAACCAAATTCAGTAAAAATTATTCTATCTTTAATATTATAATTATTGTTTTTGACTTGATTTCCTATTAAGACAATTTCTCCTGAAAATGGTCTCATATCAAACTCATTTTCTAACAAAATTATTTTTCCTGTATAATTATTTTTATCTTTTTTTACTAAAAAACGATTTCCAAGAAGTTTCATTTTCAATAAATTATATTTTGATTAAAAATTTTAACATTTTTTAACAAAAAAATTTTAATCAGATTTTAATCCTTTTTAAAGAGCTGTATTATAAAATTATCTGGAACTTTTCAGAAAAAAGGTACTAAACTAGCTAAGAACTAGATAATAATCATAAAATTTGTAGTGCTCCAGAATTTTAAAGAAAGAGAGAAAACTGAGAAAGAGCTCTTCATAAAAGACAATTCAAAATAAAATAAGAGTCTATTAAGTCGTCTACAGGCTTAAGATTTTTCATATCTAAAGAAGAACAATATTTAAATAAATCTGTCTTCTCTATCAGACTATCTTTAAGCTTATTTTCAACAAAAGCATTTATCATATAAATCTTGTCTGCATTACCATTACCAGCAAGCTTTTTAGCATGTTTAGGAGAAAATACAAATATATTGTCTGCTGTAGTTAACGTCAATAGTTCTTTTCTCAAAAAAGAATTATACATTATTAAATCATTATAAGCAGCTCCTTTTGAACCATAAGAAAAACCTTCAATAGCAACTTTTATATTTGTCAACTTTAAATTAGTTTCATTTATGAATGCTTTTATATAATTGACAATAAGTTGAGAAAGTTGTTGAGCATCAGCTATTTTCTGAGATTCCTTTTCTGTATAATCAGATGCAGTAATTTTTCTTTCATACGGCATCATATACACATCAGTATTATTATTGAGAGCTTTGTGATTTTTGAATGCTTTTATATCTTTCATTAACCATTCTCTTCCGTCTGTATTGAAAAATGAACAAAATTGGTAATGCTCTTCATTTTCAAATACATATTTAATAGTAATAGACGGACTATTAAGTGAGAAATCTATTCCCACAAGCAATTCTTCTTCTTTCATAGTTTTATTTTTGTTTAAGATTTATTTCCAATACGATTGCCCATAACAACGCCAATAGCAGCACAGCATACTCTTGATGTAAGCAAATCGTATAAAATTCCTTTTTCAACTCCAAGAACTTTAGCAACAGCTTTCATAACAGCTGATCCAAGAGAAACACCAACTAAACCACCTACAATACTTCCAAGAAGTCCTTCATTTACAATTTCTTCCATTACTTTTTCAAGATCTTCACCTGTTTTGGCAGTTTCAGCTATTCTTTCTACAACGGAATCTATTACAGCTTGTTGTTCTTCTGTAAGTTCTTCTGTTTGCAAAGATTCATTGATATCTTTAATGACATCTGTTTTGTTTTCTAAATATTCATTAAAAGTTTTCATTTATAATTCAATAATATTTCAAGTCTATTGTATGCAAAAGTTAAGTCAAACGTTTTAAAATCTACAGTATTTGACGAAAAATTAAATTCTATTCCAGATATTCCTGTAAATAGTATGTCCTCAAAATGAAGAGTTGAAACAATATGACTTTCACTATCAGTTATATTTACGTCAAATGAACAAGGAAGATGTGTTTCTTCATTCTGAAAATCGTAATAATGTTTGAATAAATCAATAGCCATAAAATAATTTACAAAACCAGTAAGTGTTTGACAAGTTATGGTTATGGTTTTTTCATATAATTCAGTTTCTTGTATGTTTGCTCTATATCTTCTTGTGTTTCCTGGATGATCTTGTTGCTCTATTGGCTCAAAATTCATTTCAGGCAATGTAAGAGATTGTATTGCGTAATTGAATATCTCAACAGGATCTGTTATTAAAGCTCCTGGAATTCTTTCAACGTATGGTTTATATTTAATAAGAAGTTCGTCCGGAAACATTATTTTCGGAAATAGAAACTTAAATTGATTATCACTTGAGCTTAAAAACATATTTAGTTGTTGTTTTCTTTTATGATTCTTTCAACGCCTGCGAGAATAGTCGAGGACTTTTCAAGTATTTGTGCATCTTTTGATTTCATAAATGGAATGTTTACTATGATATAATCTTGCAAATTTACGTCAAATTTCTCAAGTATAGCGTCATCTTTAACTACCAATATACAGTTAGAATTTACATTGTATTTTTTCATAAGATTTCCATGATCATTCTCTGAATATACAATATAACAATATATGTTGTTGTAGCTGTTTTCGTCTATTGATTTTTTTAATATATCATACAAGTATGAAATGTTATCATATGCATCATTTTCAATCTGAGTATCTAAATCAGCTTTTTTGGTATACATAAATTCATATATATTTACAATACCTGTTTTTACAGCTATGTTTGCAATTTTTAATTTTTCTTCCTGCACTGTTAATTTAATAGTTTCTGATACTTCAGATGATGATTTTTCTATTTTGTTATCGTATACTGGAGTAGCTAATTTAATACCTGTTATAGGTTTTGCAAGAGCTTTTATAGCTGTATTAAGTTTTATTTTATCTTTTTCGTATTTTTTAGCTTCTTCAAGTAATTTTTGTTCTCTTAATTTTGCATCTACTGCTTCTATTTCTAATTTGTTTATCCTTTTTTCTACTTCTGATTGATAATCTTGCATACCTTTAGAAAGTTCAGTATATGCATCTTTATATACTTTGAGATTATCTTGAAGAGATGAATACTCTGATCTTAATTTCACCAAAGTATCAGATAGTTCATCTATTTTCTTCTGGAGTAATGTTTCATTTTCAAGTTTTTCTTTTTTGACATTTTCCAATTCTTTGTTAAGATTTGAAATTTCATCAGTTAAAAAAGAAGTATTAGCATCATTATACTCAGCAAATTTTCCAGAATACAAGACAGTTTCATCTGATTTAGATCTATCATCATATAGCATAGAAGTCAAATAAAAGACTTTTGTGTCCATTGACAATATCTTTTCTGCATCTTCTTGAGATATTCTAAAAAGAATTTGTCCATTTGTCGGATCTATATCTTTTGTATTTTTGTAGTTTTCAATTCTTACTTCGCTTTCTTTATCTTTGAATGTCAAAAAGAAAGAACCCATATTATGAATATCTACAGGAATATCTTCAAGATTTAATTCTGAATATATTGTAAAAAGATAATAGTTATCAAACGGAGCAATTTTCATCAATCCGTCACCTTGAGCATAAATCTTTTCGTTTTTAGAAAGATTTGTTATTCGTTTAGTGTTTCTTTCTACAATTAAGCCTTTGTTTATTTCAACAGGTTTCTTAATAATGGATTGCCCTTTTATGAAAGCTTCTTTTGTCATTCTGTTATATCATCAATTTTTACTGGAGCAATAGATGCTTTTATATTCATTCTATCTCTGAAAGAAGTGATATATGATGTTTTAAATATCTTTTCTTGAGAAATATTTATACTATTGTTGTTATTATTTACAAGTGTTAAGTCACTAACTTTTTTGTCATCAATTTTGTTATAAACGTTCAGTTGAGGTGGAATAACGCCGAGGTTTATTTTCAAAAGTTTTTTGCCGTATTTTGAGAAATTGAAATTTTGATAAGTTGCTCTTTTTATTATCTGTGTATTGTTAGAGTTACAATATATTCTTAATGTATAGTCAAGAACACATGCAATGCAATTTGAATTTCTAATAACTGGTCTAAATAAAGTAGGTTCATCAAAATCTTCTGTTTGTGTTATTACATTATGAGTTGTTATTTTCCAATCAGGTTCTCCTTCGACAGTATTTGTAACAAGTTCATTTACAGTAATATCATGCATCAAAATATAGTCATCAGCAGTTCCTGGAAGATCTGATATAAAATCACTAAATGTTTTCCACGTATTTTTTGTAGCACCTTCAAGTTTGAAATAATCATCAACTTCTTCAATACTTGCAAATACTGTAGCATATTGGTCAACAGATGCTATTGATATATTTGCTTGGTCAACAAGTGAAAGAACATTTATTTTTTTGTTATTGTAACTTGACTCAGTTTCCTTGAAGATGTTTGATATATTTATGTCAATCTTTGCAGGCAAAGACAAATTAAAATCTGCTCTGTTTTCGTATGCAGAAGGAATATAAAATTCAATAACTCTTGTATATAGTCTTTCACCAATAAGAAATGGAGTAGGTATATTTTCAAATTCATCAAGAATATAGTTTGCAAATATAAATGGTTGTCCGTTTTTGTCTTTCGATGAAATTGTTATTGTATATCTTCCGTCAATATTTTCAGTATAAGATGATGCAAAATATATTTTTACTTTGTCACAGTTTACTTTGCCCCAAGATACTTGTTCTTGAGTATAGTCTTGTAAGTTATTCAATATGTATTGTTCTGCTGTTACATAAATATCTTTGTCACCACCGTCTCTACTTACATATTTCTTTGGCTTATATGAAGCTAAACAATAAAAATTGTTGCTTACACTAAAGTCATTAACTTTTTGCTTAAGATTATTTGCTCTGTTTTTTGTAAGAGTATCACACACAAGATATTTAAATCCATTCACATTTGAATAGACATTTCCTGTTATTGGAATTTGAAATTCTTTTCTTTCATCAGATGTTGACTCAGCAACATTGAAATATTCATATTCCATTAATATCTTGTCTGTTAACTGTATATATTTTGATGAAGTCATCTATAATGTTATTTTACTCTTTTTTGTAAACGAAATTAGTTTTCATTAAAATCAATAGTACTAACAACTTCTGTTCTTTCGGGAGTATAATCGGCAGAAACTGGCGTGTCTATTATTGTGTTTTGCGGAACATAAACTGATCTTCCAGATGTATAAGTTTTAACATCAACAATAGTAGCTTCACTTCCTAATACAAGACCACTTTTGTTAGAATGCAAATTGTCTGATTTACAGTTAAGAACATATGAGAAATATCCAGATATTTCAACAATATTTGTTGAAGTAGAACCTGCAAGTGTAAATATACCAGAGGAGTCAGAATCTGTTAATTTAGATGCTGATGTAGAATTTGTCATGTCTTTTACTGTTATAGCAGGAATTTTCAACAAATTTGAAGAAGTATTTTCAACATCATCATAGTAAACAAGTTCTTTATGATATATTGAACCGCCGCTTGAATATACCATGTGTCCATTGAAATCAGATATATTTGTACTAAATGTATTTCCAGATTTAGTAACTTTAATAACAGGCGGATATAAATTGAGATATAGTCTATTTAATGATACAGTAAGTAAAGTAGGAAGAACTACTTTTGAAGCTTGATATGATGATTTTTTAGATAAACCATTAGTTGACGTATTTACTGAAAACAAATCTGTATCAAAGATATTAGATTCTTTAGATAGTGACATGTAATTAGGAAGTCTGCTTGAAATAGAATTTGAAGTTGGCCAGTTTACAAGCAAATTTACATTTGACTTGAAGAATGATTCGCCATAAGTTCTATTCATACTTTGTTGAGAAGTATCTCCCCAGTGTTTATATAAATCTTGTTTTGTGATATTAGGAGTTGAAGAATTTCTTGCACAAATTTTATTTGTATTGATTTCACCGTGGAATGTACAATAAACAACATTTCCTACTCTTATAAAGTCATATGCAAGTTTATCTTGTATCTTATCGTTAGTTCCACCATATCTTCCAGTAAATACAAGACTTCCTGCGTGTACAGCTCCCATATTATTTATGTTTCTGATACTCATATTTTGATAGCAGTTCATATTTGCACGATTGTATCTGCCGTTCTTTATTATGCCATCCATCATAGGAGATGTACCAAGATTGTAAGAATCTGTTACGTGATAGCCGTAATATGGGTCATCGTGATTGTATGTATAAAAATCATCAGATTCAACATAATTTATAATACAATCAAGATACTTTTCAGAAACATTTGATATTTTTGTTACTCCTGGATAAGTTGTTTCCAACAAAACATTTGATTTATGTCCAGTTTGTGTATCTAATGCTATTTTTACTTTATCAAGATACGAATACTGTCCGTTTGTGTCTTCTTCTTCAAATGTATTTTGAGCTGTTTCTTTTATTTCATTTTTAAGTATTGATATTCCATAGTTATCAGCGTATTCGTCCCATCTAGGATCTCTTCCAATGTATATTTCAGGTGAAATTATGTCAATGTGCGGAGCATTTACACCATTTGTAAGAAGTATTCTTGATTGGTTGAAGTATTCATCTTCACTTGGAGAACCGTCTTTTGTTTCTAATCCAGGATAACCTATACTAAATAAGTTCTCAAAAGATATATATGTTCCATTCTTGCACAATTCAATTTCGCAAGAATCAGAATCTGTATAGTTTTTGTTTCTTATCTTAAGCCATTGCTCTGTTGAAACATTTTCTTTTTCTATAAATATTTCATCACCAATAAGATGCAATTCATTTATACCACCTTCTTTTTTGGAAACAATGATTTTTTTATTACTGCGTTCAATAGAAATTTTTGAAGATGCATCTGTTGCTTTAATTGTGATATTTCCTTCTATTGAGTTTACGAGAATGTCGTTTTTGGCAGTTAAATGCAATCCTTGCTGAGGAGCTGCTATATTAAAATAATTTATATGGTCTGTTACAGAGTTTGGAGAAATTATATAGTTTATTCTTGGAAAATCTCCTATTTCAGGAGGAGTTGTTCCAGAAATAATAGGAGTATTTTTGTAAAATACAATACCGCAGTTTGGTGAGCCTTCAGAATTGTTTTGTGATAAAGCTTCAGTGTATACGAGAACTATATTATTGTCTATTATGTCTTCTATCATAGAATCTGTGATGGTTGCAGTTTCAGAACCGCTTCCGTCAATAATTCTATGATTGTAGTCGTTCAATACAAGTCCTCTTTTATTATTAGAGTCATCATATCTTGTACGAAGTAACTTATTGTTAGTTTGTCCTACAATAATTTCTTCAAAGAATGTTGTTTGCGAGAATATAACATTTGTGTTTACAGGATAAAAGTTATCTTGTCTTTCTTCTACTCTCCATATACTATCTGTGAAATTTGCGTCTCCATTACTTGATACAGGAATAAGAGCAATAATCATATCTCCGTCCTTGTATTCATCTCCTTCTGGATCTGTTTCATCTAAACCATGTTCAAGCGCATATTCGATTGCACTTTCATCACTTCCGTATCTGTTTAGTAAATGAAAGTGAACACCTCTTTCACCTTTTTCACCGCGCAAACCAGTGTTACCTTTTTCACCTTGTACACCTTGCATGCCAGGGTATCCTTCAATACCTCTTGGACCTTCTATACCTCCACCATTCAACAAAAGTTGGTCAAAATTGAAGTTTATTTTGTCAACCATTGAAGATATAGTATCTGCAGCAGTTATATTTTTTAATGTAATAGCCATTTATACCTTATTTGTTTATTTATTTTTTGGTTAAAAGTATTGAAATTCCGAAATATTCTGAGTATCCACTTTTCTTATTGAACGTAAGCAAGAAATCGAATGGATTATTATTCAAATCTTTTATAGAAACAACATTGTTTATTTCTAAGCCTGCTTCTAATTTGAGTTGGTTTGGAAGCATTGATGTTTTATATACGTATGGAATATTTTCTCTTGTGTGCTTTGTAAAGAAATATACTGTGTCACGTTTATAAAGTTTTAACAAGTTATTTTCTATATATGATTTAACGTCATCATCTATTGACTCTACATTGTTGTATGAATATTCTGGTAATATGTGCTTTTTGAAGTATTCTTTAATTTGGTCAGTGAAATATTCAGTAAGTCTTTTCTTCAAGAATACATAAAATTCAATAGAAGTTTCTTTTTCATTATGCATATAATGTCCATCAGTATATTCATAGTTTTGATATTCAGTATATCTCATATCAAATTCTTCACAAGGAACAAATGTTTCTAATACAATATATTGAGGAATTTTCATATATTTAGAACCAAAGAATGATTTTTTCTCAACCATTGATTTTGT